CCTTTTCTACTTTACAAAGGAAAATAATGGCAACACAAATTACACCAACTACAGAGTTACAAGCAGTAAATACTATGCTGAGTGTGATAGGCGAAGCTCCTGTCAACTCAATCACAGGTACAACAACTGTAGATGTATCAGTCGCTAAAAATATTCTTGACGAAACGTCTTTATCAATACAATCGCAAGGTTGGAATTTTAATACTAATTATGAATATAAATCTTTATCTTTAGATACAAATAATAAAATACCTTTACCAACTAACTGTGTAAAGATAGACGCAAACAAATCTATTAGACACATAAATCTTACAATCAGAAATGGTTTTCTATATGATATGGAAAAAGACACTGATGTATTTACAAGTGTACCAAACTCAGTGGACATAGTTCTAGTCCAACAATTTGAGCATCTCCCAGAATACGCAAGACGATATATTACAATGAAAGCGGCAAGAAGATTTGCTTCAAGATTTATTGGTGACACAACAATTACACAATTAATTGGACAAGATGAAAATGAAGCATTAGTAGCATTTCAACAATCAGAAGCACAAGAATCTGACACTAATATATTAAATGGTGACTCTAATACATTTTCAATAATTAACAGAACAACTAGAAGGACTTACTAATGGGTGGTGTGGTATCTCAGTCTATACCTAATTTCCTTAATGGTATGTCTCAACAGACACCTACACAAAGAGGAATAAATCAAGGTCAAGACCAAGTTAATTTTGCAAACAATATTGTAGATGGTTTGTCAAAAAGACCACCGCTAGATTTTGTAAAAACATTAGACTCTTCTAATTTATATCCTAATACAATAAAATTTTGGAATATACAAAGAGATGAAAGCAATCAATATATTGTAGCATTTTATAATGGTGGTGTAAAAGTATGGGATTTAGATGGTAATGAAAAAACTGTAACAATACAAAGTGGTGCAAGTTATCTTACTTCTACAAATCCTAAAGAAAATTTTAAATTAGTAAACATTGCAGATTTTACATTTATTGCAAACACAGCTACAACTGTAGCGGCAGACTCTACAACAACTGCGGCTAAAGTAGAAGAGTTTTTAATAAATGTTAAATTAACAAACTATGGTAGAGAATATAAAGTAGCATTAAAACACCCTAACATGGCACAAGAGTTAGAAGTACAGTTTCAATTACCTAGTGGTAATGATGCGTCTACAGATAGTAAATTTAGAGATACAAATAAAATTAAAGATATATTATTAAATGGTACATCTAGCACACATTATGACAGTAATGCAGATGGTATAGGATTTAAAGTAGTAAGAACAGATACAGGTGCTACACAATCTACTTCACAAGGTTTAGCAAACTTTTCAGGATTTACAAATCATTTTACTTTTGAAAGTTTTGAATCAGTTATATATGGTAAACCTACTGACGGTAATGCAAACTATACTGTAAGTACAGCAGATGGTTCTGGTAACACAGCTATGTATGCTATAAGAGATAAAATACAAGATTTTAGTGACTTACCTTATTATGGAAAACTTGGAGTTATATTAAAAATAACAGGTGACGAAGGAGATACTTTGTCTGATTACTATGTTGCATTTCAAGGTAATGGTGTATGGAATGAAACTATTGCACCTGCAACATCTGTAGGTTTAGATAACTCTACTATGCCACACGCATTAATAAATAATAATAATGGTACGTTTACATTTAAAGAATTAGATTTTGATGATAGAACATGTGGAGATAGTGACACAAACGCTGACCCTAGTTTTGTAGGTAAAAAAATAAATAATCTTACATTTTACAAAAATAGATTAGGTATAATGTCTGGTGAAAATTTAGTATTAACAGAAAATGCTAGTTTCTTTAACTATTTTCAAACTACAACAACACAAGTTTTAGATACTGACCCTATTGATATTGCGGCATCAGGAACACAAGTAAACACACTTAAAAACTCTGTAGGATTTAATGAGTCTTTACTTTTATTTTCTGATACAGCACAATATAAATTAGATAGTGCAGGAGATACTATATCGCCTACTACAGCTATACTTAATGAAGTATCTTCATTTGAACATGATGATTCAGTACAACCTGTATCAGCAGGTAAGTTTGCATATTTTGCACAAGCAAGAAACAACAACACTGCTATAAGAGAATACTTTGCAGATGATGATACATTAACAAATGATGGATTAGATATTACAGTTTCAGTACAAAGTCTTATACCAACTAATGCTTTTCAAATTGTTAGTAACACTACAGAAGATACGTTAGTTGTACTTTGCTCTGACACCGCAGATACACAAACTGCACCTTATACATCAGGCACAGCAGTTGCACCTGTTAATGCAGATACAATGTTTATATATAAATATTTCTTTGACAGAGGTGAAAAAGTACAAACAGCGTGGGCTAAGTGGGAGTTTAGTGGTGTTAAAATATTAGGTGCTATGTCATTAGAAAGTTTTTTATATGTTTTAGCGGCAGAAGGTACAAACACAAAATTATTTAAAATAGACTTAAGAAACTTAAAAGACACAACATTAGGACATGGTGTGTACTTAGATTTAAAAACTTCAGTTACAGGCACGTATGACAGTGCAACTGATAAAACAACATTTACTTCACCGTATGGTGCAAGAACAGGATTAATAGCAGTAGATAAAACAAATGGTGCTAATTATACAGCCACAAATACAACAGGCTCTACATATACTATAGCAGGTAATCATACCGCATTATTTATAGGTGTACCATATAGTTCTGTCTACAGATTGTCTACACAATATGTCAGAGAAAATACTGGCAGAGGATTGGTAGCAGTTACTTCAGGAAGATACCAAATTAGAAACATCTCATTTAACTTTGAGAATAGTGGATTTTTTCAAGTAGAAGTAACACCTAACAACAGAGATAAGTCTACAACTATAATGAATGGTTATGTTATAGGTACGTCTTCTTCTCTTGTAGGACAACCTGCTATTAGTTCAGGAACATTAAGAGTTCCAGTACAATGTAGAAACACAGAATTTGTAATGGATATAAAAAGCAATTCTCATTTACCAGTGTATATAGCTGATGCTGAGATTGAAGGTTATTATCATTCACGTTCAAGAAGGATATAATGGTTAAAGAAAATTATGTACGTAGAGCTATAATAGCAGATGCGTTGGAGTTATCTCCTAAAATTAGAAAAGGTGATAGAGAAGAGATTATGGCTTCTGATGGACACAGTCCGTTAAGAGCTTTAGTAACACCTTTTACTTATGATAATGCAAAAATATACAGCATTATAGGTACAGAAAAAGAAGGCGTTATAGGAATGTTTGGCAGTAATCCTACACAACTACCTGAATATGGTGTTGCATGGTTATTGTCTAGTGAAGAGTTATTTAAACATACTAAACAATTTTTAAAAGAATGTCCGTATTGGGTAGCACAAATGAGTCAAGGCTACGAATACATATACAATTTTGTAGACCAACGAAATTGGAAAAGTTTAAAATGGTTACAGTTTTTAGGATTTGAACCTAAAGAAAAAATAAACGATTATGGTATTGGTAAAATGCCATTTTTATTAATGATGAAAGAGGTAAATAAAATAGATGTGCGGAGTACCACAAGCCCAACTAGCATTAACAGCAATTAGTGCTGTTGGTCAAGTACAAGAATACAGAGAACAAAAAGCTCTAGCCGCTAGTAAACGTGCCGCTAATGATAGAACAAGAGAAAACGCACAAGTGGCTTATATGCGTGACATTAATAAAATAGACCAAGAAAAAGTATTAGCTGACCAAGAAAAAGCAGTAGCAGAATTTAAAACAAAACAAGAATCTAAAAAGAAACTAGCACAAGCACTTAACTTAAATGTAGGTAATAATGTAGCTATAGTTCAAGACATAGGTTCATTATATAATGATGAATACACAGAAATAAATAGAGATTACAAAGGTGACATGATTACATTAGCAGGACAAACAACTGATGCTTATGCAAACATGGCTAAAGTATTTAACAGTTTACAGCCAGTAGTAGAACCTAGTAGAACAGGATTGTTATTAGGTCTAGGTACAACTGCGGCTCAAGGATATATAAACTACGATACAGCAACAAAGGCTAAGAAAACATAATGGCAAAATATAAATCAAGAGTAAGAAATAAATTCATGGGCTCTGGCTTTGAGGGTTACGTGTCTTCAGCAAGAACAACTGAAGGATTAGAGTTAGCTAAAAAATTACAAGAAAGTGCTCTTACAGGTCAAAAATTATTAAATGTAAAAATAGACCAAGATAAAGATGAAGCTATAGAAAAAGTACAATCTTTGTATGCTTCTGGTAAAAAGATGGAAGATATACAAGCAGAGATATTAGCAGGTAAACACCCAGATTTAACAGGTAAGTTTATAGAAAAAACTACACAGTTTCATTTAGGTAAAGTTAAAGCGGCAGAAACTATTAAAACTATTGAAGCTAATAAAAATAATTATGATTTTAAAAATCCTGAATCTACATTAGAAAAATTTTATGAACAGTATTTACCTAATTTTGCAGAACAAGATAATTCTTTTACCGCAGGTTTTGCATCTCAATTTAATATTTATAAAGCAGATGAAGCTATAAAAGATGCTGAAAAAAGAAGTACGTATGCTTCAGAAAAGAAAATTATGGAAGGTGTTACTATTATAGATGCAATACCTACATCAGAGTTAAGCAATAATTTGACAGCAACTTGGAACAGTTTAGGTATTGAAGTTCCAAATAGTGATGGTAGTTCTAACACAAACAAACTTTATACTAATGATGAATTACAAAAAGTATTAACACAGAGTGTAGCTAAAATTATTGCTGAAGCTACAACCGCAGATGATTTGTTAAGAGCAGATATTATTTTAAGTACAGATTTAGGTTTTGGCAAAGATGGCACTGCATTAAAAACTTTAGGTGATAGAAATACTGATGAAGTATTAAGATTAAAAGAATTATTAGAGAAAAAAAGAACAGCATTAGAAATAGAAGATAGAAGAGTAGCTGATGAAAAAGAAGATACAGATGTTAAAAGTATTTTTGCTGAAGCATCTACAGATATAGAAGAAACTACAGCAGATGGTACTTTTACAAGAAAACGTACTTATGAAGAAAATTTAGCATTAAGAGAAAGATTAGAAAAATATGGTAATCCAAAATATTTAACTGCTTTTGATAATCTTATAGATAACGAAAGAACAATAGAAACTAACCCTTCAATAATTAATGAAATGATTGTAGAAATTTATTCAGGTGCGTATGATAATCAAGAAGATTTATTAGAAGCATTAACAAACAATAATGTTGATGTAAACTCTTGGAAAAGTATTTTAGGATTTTATTCTGATTATAAATCTAGTAAAGATAAAGGTGATAAAATGTTACACCTAACTAATGATGTCTACAACAATGGTTTAATTAGTAACTTAACATCAGTTAGAGGTAATTATCTAAATGATAAAGGTTTTGAAAAACCTAATTATGGAGAAGCTAAGAAAAATGCTAGATTCTATATGATTAAAGAAATATATGCTTTTGAACAAAGAATGAAAGAAGACCCTGAATGGCAAAAAATGAATGAGTTTGATAGAAATATAAAAAGATTAGAATTTATGAATACACTAGGTAGTGTTACAACATCTATGTTTAAAGATGATACTAACCCTGATACAACTACATTTGAAGAATTAGAAAAGATAGAAAATGAAAAAACAGCAGAATTACAAGCTAAGAAAACTAAATACAATGAATTAGGTATTACTACTATGATTAGTGATACTCAAGAAAATTTAGAATCTGACTTAAAAGGATTTAAAGCTACACTTCCTAAAACAAGTGATGCTGAAGGTGTATTTGGTCTTGGCACAGCAGAAGGTAACTTTATTCCATTTGATGAACCAAACACAAAAGATTTTAATATGGAATACGTTGTTCCATTCTTAGAAAACCAATTAAAGAAATATATGGGTGATAATGTATTTACAAAAGAAATGATGGAAGGTTTAGAACAATCTGACTACAATGCTTTTAGAGATATGATTATTGATACTATTAATGACCCAAGAGTTAATGTAGAAACAGTAGAACGAGCTCTTAAAAACATAGCAGGAATAAACTAATATGGCAACATTTACAACAGATGAAGGCAATATTTCTCAATCATATCAAGGTGATTTAGGAAAACCTAGAACAGCAGAATCCGCATTAGATGAAATACAAACAGAAACATTCTACAACACATTAAAAAGTTATTATTCTTACAGAGAAAAAGATGATAAGTTTTTGTCTATGGACGCAGTAGATTTGTTAGATTATTTTTACGAAGATAGAACATGGAGAAATAACAACACTATTTCTATGGGGGTTGATATGACTCAAGTGTTTGGTGAAGATGCAGAATCACAAGATAGATTAGCAGAGTATGCTTACATACAACAAGTATATCAAGCTCTTCCGTCTTTTTGGAATGACCCTAATAGAAATTTTAGTGAATGGCTAACAGACATGGGTGGAGCTTTGTTAGCTGACCCAATCAATTTAATTGGAGTTGGTGTTGGTGGTCAAGTCAGTAAAGCGGCATTTACACAAACATTAAAAGCGGCATTAAAAGGTAGAGCCGCAGGAGAATTAAATAAACGTGTTATAACAGAAGCGGCTAAAGAAGCTAATAAAAAAGCATTAGGACAAGCTGTTAAAAAAGGTGCATTAACTGAAGGTTTTATTGGTGCAACAATTAATGGTGGACAAGATGCTATATTACAAAACACTGCAATTAAAGCAGGAATACAAGATGAATTTAGTTTAACACAGACTGCTATTTCAAGCGGAGCAGGATTTGGATTTGGTACTGCATTTGGTGCAGGTTTTTCATTTGGTGCGTTTAAATTAAAAAATAGAAGCATGAAAAATAAAGCTATAAAAGGCTTAGAAGATTTACATGTTTATGGAAAAAGCAACGTATCAGGTCAACAACTGTTTACACATTTAGGTATAGGTGCTGAAGTAAAACCTAAAATTGGTAAAGATGGTAAGAAAATTAGAGTTAGTAAAGAACAAGATATAAAAAATATACAAAAAGAATTTGGTTTAACTGGTAGAACAGTAGCAGAAAGAATACGTAATTTAAGAAAAGAAGGTATATATGCTGATGATAAACCACCTAAATTAAAAATTAATGTAAATAAATATGATGGTAAAGGTGGTTATGTTAGATACTTAAAACAAAAAGTAGTTGGTATGTCAGATACTAACTTGTCTAAAAAAGAAACTGTTGAAAGTATGATAGAAAGAGCAAGTAAAGTTGGTTTTAATCCTGAACAACTTAGAGAAACTGCAAAGAAAATGGCAGACTCTCCTGCACACAGAGACCAATTTATTTATATTATAGCTCATGGTGACTCTATTGCAAAAGAATTAGAAGACATAGGACGTTTAGCTAATGAAACAAATAGAGTAAATATTTCAAAAAAAGATTTAGATTTATTACATAACGAATTAAATTTAAGAGATAAAGGATTAGATGAATTATTAAGAGTTCAAAGAGAAATTACTAAAGCTCCTGCAAAAGCATTAAGAGCGGCTCAGATAATGAAAGATGCTACAAGAGCGGCTGAATTAAAAGCTAGACCTGAAGACCCTAAAATGAAAGCGTTAAAAGAAGGTAATCCTATTGAATATTGGAAAGCTGTTGGTAAATTAGATGACATTGACCAAATACATTTAGCTTTACAAAATGCAAGAAAAGTAAATAAATGGGATTTAGCGGCTGAGTATGTCAACAACAACTTACTTTCTTCGCCTGATACCCACATACTAAACTTAATATCTGGTCTTACACAAACACATTGGAAGCCATTTACTATGTTATTAAGAGCGGCAAACATGTCTCTTAATGATACAAAAAGAGCTAGAGCTATTGCTAGAGAAGCATTACAAACTTACATTTATCAATACGTATATTTAGGTCATGCTTTAAAAAGAAGTTATAAAAGTTTTATACAAGGTTCGCCATTGTTAGATAGTGTTCAATTAAAATATGATTCTAATATTAGACAAGGTCAATTACAAAGATGGATTGAAGCATACGGTGAAATTGGAACAAACAAACTACCTTACATTGGTTCAGCTTTACAAAAATATGTAGTTAAACCTGTAGCTTTAACAACAACTTTACCTATGAGAGTTTTATCAGCAGGAGATGAATTTCTTAAAACACTTGCTTTTAAATCAAGAATGGCGGCAGAAGTTAATTCAAGAATATTAGATGAAACTGCTGATTATGATTTAAGTAGAGGCATGATAAAAGAAATGGTTGGTGGATTAAGTGATAGTAATTTAGTTAATTTTAATGCGGCATATAGAAAAAGATTTAAAGAAATAGAAGCAGAATACATAGATGCTAATGGTAGAGCAATACAAATTGGTGATAGAGTAGAAGACCAACTTAATAGTCCATTACACTATGCTAGGGAGTTTTCATATACACAACCTGCGGCACAAGTTAATCCAGTTACAAATGAAAGATACGGTGGATTTACTGGGTGGTTACTAGGTCAAACAAGTAAACCTAGAATGAAATGGTTAAGAGCGGCAGGATTACACTTTATTAATACACCATCAAATTTATTAAGATGGACATTTCAACACTTACCTTTTGCAGGTAGATTTCAATTTCAAATGAGACACATGTTAGCAGAAATTGGTGGAGTAGAAGCTAATACAAAAATGAAAACTTTTACAAAACCATTTAGAGCTTTATATGGAAGATTAACAGGTAAGCCAATACAGTATGTCAACCCAGAAGCGGCGGCTGAAGCAAATGCTAGAATACAAATGGGTTATTTACTTTGGGGTACTGCAATTCATTTTGCATTACAAGGTAAATTTACAGGTGGTGGAGATAGAGATTATAGAATAAATCAATCTAAAGAAGCTACAACAGGTTGGCAACCATACTCTTACGTAACAAATGATGGTCAGTATGTTTCATTAAATAGATTAGACCCAATATTTATGCCATTCTTTATTGCGGCAGATATGATAGAAAATTTAAACAAACATTTAGGAACATTTGAATCATTGCCTGATGGATTAGAAAAAGATTACACAGAATTAGCTATGGGTACAATCGCTACTTTAACTAGAAATGTAACTTCTAAATTTTATACAAAAAATATATTAGAATTTGCAAACTTAATTATGAGTGATGATGCTATGAAAGCTAGAGCTCCTGATAGAGTTATGAGTGCTGTTGCATCAAGAGGTTTCTTTAAAATAGTTCCATTATCAGGTGGATTAAGATATACTTCAAGAATACAAGATGAATGGGAAAGAGACTTATTTACTTTAAGTGATAGATTAAGCACATTAGATGCAGGACAATGGTTTACAAAAAGAGAAAGTTTAATGCCTAAAAGAAATATGTTAGGTGAAAAAATTGATAGAAAAACAGGTTGGTTATTTGGATTAGGTGGAGAAACTGGTTTATGGTCTACACCTTTTGCAATGACACAATGGAAAAATGATAAGATTGCTAAATTTATAAGAGATAGAAGATTTGATTATTTAGCACCACCAAAAACAGATAGATATGTAAAAGATAGTTTAGGAAACGGTGTAGATTTAAGAACAATAAAAGACTCTAATGGACAAACAGCGTATGATTATTGGTTAGAACAAAAAACTAAAATTAAAATACCTTACAACGGTAAAGAATATAATCTTAAAGGGTATTTAGAAGCTCTTATAGAAGACCCAGAAAGTGATTTGTACAATATTAAAGATAAAGTTGTAGTTAGAGGTAAAGATTTACAAGCTCAATTTATATTAGATATAGTACGTAAAGTAGAAAATGCGGCTTATTGGAAGATGATGGAACATTTCCCAGAGCTAGAAAAAGAATATGAAATACAGCTAGGTGAGATGGCTAATGCTTATAAAAATAATGGTAAAAAAAGAGCAAAATCTGATTTAGATATAATTTTAGGTAATTAACAATAAAGTACCCCTTTTAGATAAAATAATTAAAATTAAGGAATTTAATGGCTAATAGTTTTGTAAGATACACTGGAAACGGCAGTACGAGTAC